AGCCCTCGACGATGGGGATCACTACCTGTAGCGCGACTCCCACGCCCTTGAGCACGGTCAGAATGATCCCGAACCCGGACTTGAGCCACTGACGCAGCAGCGGCTTGTTCGCGTTCACCCATCCTGTGATCTGCTTGACGATCTTGTTGATCTCGGGAAGGAGGGGTGAGATAGCCTCCTTGAGCATGTTCTTGCCCGTGTTCGCCAACTTCGTCCACGAAATCACCAGATCCTTGCCCGCCTTGATCTCCTCCTCGGACATGACCACCGCGGCGTCCATGCGGGCCTGTAGCGCGACGCGCGATTCGTTCAGAAGCGGGATGAACCGTCCGCCGAGGTTGCGCCCGAATATCTCCTGGGCGAGCCTCACCTTGTCTGTCCCGTCGGCCATCTTGGAGAAATGGTCCGTCATGTCGAGCATGACGTCACCCGTGTCGCGCAAGTGCCCTTCCGAGTCCTTGACCTTGATCCCCATCTTGGCGAAAACCGCCGCCTGTTCCTTGGCCCCCTTGCTTGCGGCCCCCATGGACATGATCAGGCGGTTCTGGCCGGCGGAGAACGTCTCGGCGTCTACCCCGCTCTGCGCCGCTGCCTTGCGCCACCGCTGCAACTCGTCGGTCGACATGCCAACGGCCACGGCCGTCTCCTCGATCTCCTTACCCGCCTCGGCCTGGCCCTCGACCATCTCGACGAACTTGTGGACCATCGCCTCGGCGCCGGCGATGAGCTTGCCTAACCCCCACTTGAGGCCGTCGACGGCCGCCTGGCCCGTGGCGAACGATGCCGCGTCGGTGTCCAGACCCAATTTTACGAACAGCTCACGGATGGTCGTGGGACACCTCGCAGCAGGGGATCCGGCTGCAAGCCTATCACGCCCGGCGGCGGGCGGCTATGCGGGAGGGGGAGACGAGAAGGCTAGCAGAACTCGCAGGAGACGCAGGCGGCTGCCGCTGTGACGCCCGAGGAGATGACCTTGATGGCGATGAGGTCGCCAGCCGCGACGGCCGGAAGGTGCGTCACGTCGCTGGCCGACTTCCCGGCCGCGCTGATCGTGCAGGTCAGCGTGGTGTCGGCCCAGCTCGAGCCGTTGTCGCTCGACTTCTGGACGGTGACGGCGTAGGTGTCCGCGCCGCCCGGGGCCGTGCCGAGGCTGGCGTTGAGGTTCTGGAGAACGCCCGTCGCGCCGATGACGCAGAGTTTGACCTGCGCCGCAGCGTGGACGCCGCCCGGGGAGGTCAGGTACTTGGTCGCGGCGCCTGCCGCGTCGGAGGCCGCGCCCGTCACCTTGGACCGGACCATGTTCTGGCCCACGATCGCCACCGTGCCCGCCACGTCCGGGAGCGTGATCGTCTGGTTGCTGGTCGCCAGCGACGCGAGAGTGTGGCCGAACGTGCCGGCGCCGTTCATCTGCTTGAGCGTCGCGGCGCCGAAGGAGTACAGCGCTGACACCGACGCGGCCATCGCGTCGAGCATCACATTGCCGGCGCCGTCCGGGAACACCACAGAGCGCGCCTGCGAGGCCAGGCTGGTGATGGTCGACTTGAACGTCTTGGCCGCGTTGTAGATGGCCACCGAGGCCGCGTTGGTGAGCGCCTGGCCGTTCAGGCCCACCGTGCCCGAGGCCGCGTTGAGCGCCGTCTGCACCGAGGCGAACGTCACGCCCACCGCCGTCTTGGTCCAGGTCGGCGTGTCGGTGTCCAGTGTGAATGTCGAGGACACGTTGCACTCGTACAGGGTGCCGCCGTAGACACTGCCGCGCGCGATGCTCACGATCTTGCCGTCGGTGAACTCGGCCGAGGTGTTGGCGTCCGCCGCGCGCGTGAAGACCGCATAGTCGGACCCGCCGCCCAGGTTCGTGATCGAATAGATGCCGTCCCTCAGGTCGCCCACGTTGCGCACCGCGCGGTCGCCAACGGCCATCGTCTGGCCGTCCATGGTGCCCAGCGCTCCGGTCGCGTTGGCCGTCAGGATCTGCGTCGCGGCCGTGTAGGTGTAGTCGGTCAGGTTGAGCACCGTCGCGTCGAGCACCTTGCAGGGATCCCACTCCTGCCGCGACTCGCGCTGGATCTGCGCCTGCGCGAAGGTGAGCGAGGTCGAGCCCATGGTCGGCGACGCGCCGCCGGTGTACTCCCACACGGTGCCGCCGTAGGTCGTGGCGCCGAGTCGGACGAACACGACGGGGCTGGCCGGGGTGATGGTGAAGTCCGCCGCCACGTCGAAGCCCGAGACGCGGGTCAGGACGAAAGCCGTGCTCGTCGAGCCAAGCGTGGTGAGCTGGTAGAGTCCGTTCTGGTACTTCGTGGTCTGTCCGCCGAGCAAGTAGACGTTGCCGAGCTTGGCCACCACGCCGTCGACGGTCGGGAACGCGCCCGCGGTCGCCTTGGTCAGCGTCGCGCCAACGCCTACGGTCCCGTTGGCGTAGGTCGCCGCGACGTTGCTGGCCACGTAGGCGTCGGCCTGCCAGAAGTCGACGTTCGGCGAGCCCGAGATCCAGGCCCACAGCGCGCGAAGGAAGTTGTACGTCGGGGCCAGCCACTCATGCTTGTTGGTCGGGAAGTTGTTGCTCATGTGGTCTCCTTGCCCTGCCACAAACCAGCCAGGACGATGGGGGAAGCGTGCGCCGATTCCGGGGCGCCTGTCAACCGGACTGCGGCGGCTTGGCTTGTACTTCGGCTATCGCGTCGAGGAGGTCGTTCGCGTCCAGCACGCGCGCCCGTGTCCAGCCGCCGCCGGCCGTGGACAGGTCGGGCACGGTCGCCCAGCCTTCCATGACCAGCCGCCAGCACGCCCACGGCTGCACGTGGTCTACGTCGCGGAGGTGCTTGCCGTCGGCGCTGCGGCGACGCTCGCGCGGACGGCGCTGGAAAAATCCGCGAAGTTCGTCACTACCGAGCGGATCAGGAGTTGCCAGAGAACGAAGGGCCGCCCCTTGAGGAAGACGTTGAGCGGCATGGCCCCGTCCTTGAAGAGTGGCTTGCCGTCCATCTGCACGTCCATGAGCAGCGTCCGGGCGATGCGGTCGAGCTTCTCCCTCGGCAGGGTGGCGCAGATGCGGGCGACGTGTGGCGCAAGGCCCTCGATGAGAGGCAACACGTCGGCCGTGTCCAGGTCGCCGATCGCTGCGCCCTTGGCCGCCGCGACCTCGCCCAACTGCCGCGCGCCCCACGCGATGAGCGGCGCCAACTCGGCCACGACTGGCGCGAGTTCCGGCGCGAGTAGGAAGGACTCCCAGGGGTCGATCAGGGGGATCGTGAAGCTGCTGCCGTCGATCTTGCAGGTAGCTGGTTGCGGCATGGTGGTGGCCTTCCGCGCGAGAGGAGAAGTACGTTAGCCGAGCGCCGTGGTGCCGCCGACGAAGGACTCCAGATGCGGGCAGCGGATCGTCCAGGCGCGCTCCATGCCCGGCTCGCTCGAATGCTCGGCGTCCGCGACCTTCAGAATCCAGGCGTTCGCGTCGTGGGCCAGCGTGGTCCCGGTGCCGTCCTTGACCTGCACGGACGCAACGCCCGTGCCGTCCAGGAAGTCGGCGATGGCCTTGTTGGACAGCGCATCGTTCGAGGGCGAGGCCGCCATGAGCGTGAACTCGATCTTCCCGGCGCGGTTGGCGTTCCTCATCCTGACCGCTCTGCCGTCCCCCCCCACTGCGTCGGTGAACTGATCCTCGTCGTAGGCCACCTTGATCATGGTGCCCTTGGCGAACTGCTTGACGGAGATGTCGTCGAAGATGAGGCTCACCTTCGCGGGGTCGTGGGTCTGCTGCTCGCCCATGGTTCAACTCCTCGGTTCGTGCGCCCCGCCTGGGGCTAGTAGGTGACCGCCACGTTGACCGTCACGTCGTGGATCGTGCCCTGGAGCTGCCACTGGTCGTTCATGCCGCCCAGGTGCCGGGTGCTCTTGTCCGTGCTCGATACGTCGGCCACCTTGGGCACCGTGATCACGCTGGAACCCTCGACCACGATCCCGGCGTCCATGCCGCGCCGGTCGACCGCGCGCATCTTGGATTCCACCATGGCGATCCCCTCGTCGGTGTACGGCAACTTCTTGCCCTGCGACTGGAGCCCGAGCGCGAGGTTGGTGATCTCCTCGGTGTACCAGGCCGCCATCTGGTCGGTGTCCCGAATGACATCGATGTACTGGCCCGAAGATTCCTGCCCGTTGCCAAGGATGGTCGACTGCCCGCCGAGCGTGCCGTAGTAGTTGCAGCTCTTGGCCTTGAGGTTCGTTTCCTGCGTTCCGGTGTAGGAGACCGGGGTCACGCCCGAGAGCGTGCGCAGGCGCCAATCGTCCTGACCCGGGGTGACGGCGAAGAACACGCCCATCTCGGCCGCGTCCGCCCACTCATAGTCCCGCGGGTGGAAGAAGGGTCCGGTGCGGTCGTAGGCCGCCGCCTTGAGCACCTTGGCCGCGTCGGTCGCGCCCGCGTAGGCCACGTTGGCGATCACCGTGTCCGACAGCGACGCGATGAGCTGCTTCTTGTTCGCCTCGCACCACGCCGCCATGCCCGTGCTCGCCGTCGAGACCATGGCCGCCGACTTGAAGCAGGACAGCAGGCCATACCAGGTGTTGTCCTCGGCAGCGATGGCCGTCAGGTCGGTGGCCACGCCAGGGTCGAGCGTCGTCTCGATGACCGACATGAGGGTCGGCAGAGCCGTGGGCGTCGAGGTGTTCAGCGGTTCGAGTGCGAACCAGTTTCCAGCCAGGTTGCCCGTGACGGTGCAGACCAGCGCGCCGGGGGTGCCGGTCGCCGTCGCCGTCGCGCTGAAGGCCGGGGCCGCCAGCGCGTTGATCGCGGTCACGATGTCCAGGATGATGGAGTCGTTGCAGACGCCCGCGTCCGACGTGCCGAGGTACTCCCAGTGCGCGGTGTTGTCGGTGATGTCCGCGGCCGTCCCCGTCGGGCCTCCCGAGCCGGCCGAGGTGCCGCCGGTGATGCACTGGTAGACCTTCACCGGCGCCGTGTCGTTGATGACCCGCTGCCCGAGGGTGTAGCCGTGCCCATTGGTCCACGCCACCGCCGCCACCGGAAGCACGTCGACGAGTTGCGTGACCCCGAGGCAGTTCGCGTTGATCTTGTAGTGCCCGCTGCCCACGACTTCCAGGTTGATCTTCTTGATCATCGTCGGCTTGAGCGCGCAGCGGCCGATCTTGAGGCTCGGCAGCGGGGGGTCCTGCGCGAACATGGCCGAGGCCGCCGCGTACTCGGGGGTCGTGGTGGCGAAATCCGCCGCCACGGCCAGCAGGTTCGCGTACGTCCGCACCCGCTCGGTCCAGGTGACCCGGTGCGAGAGCAGGAGCGGGATGTTGAAACTCTCGGCGGTGATGGCCGGGTTCTGGAGGCTGACGTTGACGGTGACGAAGCTGTTGGACATCGGCTAGCTCCCTTGAACGCAAAAGCCCGGCGGGGACGCTTGGTCCCGACCGGGCTCAGTTGTTCTGACGACCCTATGCTCGCTGCGCTACATGGCTGGCTGCAAGCCTATCACGCTGAGAAGTCTCGCGCGATAGCCGTCTCGCTGTCGTAGGGCGGTGGGGTAGCGCCGTCGCCTGCCAGGCCCGTATCGTCCAGGGTGGCCGTCGGCGCCGTCAGGGTGGCGATGAGCCCGCTCGTTGCCCCTCCCGTCGTCCGGTAGACGCCCATGGTCGCGCAGCTGTAGGGCAGCGTCCAGGCGGTGCGGTTGAAGTTCGTCCCGGTCAGGGTCGCGGCGCCAAGGGCTGTCGACCCCGCGGCCCCGGCGCCCGAGCGAGTGCCGTCCGGGTAGTGGGCCACTCCCTTGTAGGAGTAGGCAGTGGTTCCCGCTGTCCCGTGCGGCGTGACGGTCGGCGCGGCAGGCGCAACCGGCCACGGGGGCGCGCTCGTCTTGCCCTGGATCGTCCCGCTCACCGTCTCGATCCAGGTCGTGTACTCGGCCACGACCTGCGCCGGCATGGCGCAGCGGATCGTGCAGGTCGCCCGGCCGCGGAAGCCTACCGCCACGATGGCCGGGACGAACTGCACAGGGCCGGCGTCGAACGGGACGAAGCCGAGAGCGCCCAGCGCATCCCGGATGGTCGGCAGCCAAAGCGAGAACTTGGCCGCTTCGCACAGAGCGATGGCCGAACCCTCGTCCGGCGTCGTGGTCGACGTGAAGGCTTCGAGTTCCAGCGCGATCTCGCGCAGCCCCTTGACCTGGATTCGGATTTCCGCTCCGGCCGCCCGGGTCGCGTCGTAGTCGTCGATGACGTAGGGCTGTCCAACCTCGACGGACGGGCCGAGGGACAGATCGATGAAGGACAGCGCCGGCTGCGGTGAGTCTTGAAAGCGCCAGCGCACGGCGCCCGCCGTCAGACCCGAGGCCGAGACGATGGCCGCCTGCACGGCGTTCGCGATGGCCGCCCAGGTCGCCATCAGGCAGCCACCTGGACGAGTGCCTTGTAGCCGGTGCCCGTCGCGCCCGGCGTCTGCCACGGCTCGCAGTTCTGCACTTCCCAGAGCAGGCCGTCGAGCGTCACTTGGTCGGCGTTCACGCCACCCTGCGCGCCGGTGGTGAGCGCCGTCGTGGTGATCACCACTCGCGTCTCGGTCGAGCGCCGCCCCTCGGGCAGCCGCAGGAGGTCGCGCCCGCTGGCCGGGTAGACGGCTGCCACCGCAGTCTCGGTCGTGGCTGCGCCTGCCACCGTGCGCCCGTGGCCGTCCGTAGTCGGCGCCGCCCGGTGCGTCACCGTGTAGGAGCCGGTCGAGAGTCGCTGGATCAGGCTGGCCACATCCACAGGGGGAATCCTATCACTTTCCTGCGGACTTGGCGCCTAGGCTGCGCGCGAGGGCGCCCATGACCACCTCCCACGTCACGGCGTTGACCATGCGTCCGGTGTCCACCAACGTCCGCACGTCGGCGACGTTGCCCTTGGCCCGCTTGGCTTCCTTTGCCGCCTTCGTCGAGTCCGCGTTGGTCGGCGGCACCTCTGGCCCTGCGGTGATCGTCTTCTTGATCTCCGCGGCGAACTTGGCACCCATGAGGCCGAGCGCCTGCCCAACGGTCATGTTGCCTGCCAGGATCTTGAGCACGGCAGCCTTGGCGAGCCGGGCCATCTCGTCGACCTGCTTGTCGAACGTCTGCCGCAGGAAGGGCCGCGACGGGATGTGGCCGTCCTCGGTGCCGTACTCCAGGACCGCCGCGATCTCGGCGACGGTAAGCGCCGCCCCCGGGACGTGCAGCCCGCCCTTCGCCGAGTCGGCCAGGATGCCGACCTTGACGAAGCTGCCGCCCTTGAGCGCCTCGCCCAGCGACATCAGGCGCGCGAAGCCGTGGTCAACGTCGACGATCTTGTTCTTGCTCGACATGGGGGAAGTCTAGCATGGCGACGGCAATGTATTTCCCCAGCATAAAACGCTTGACAGATACGTATGAGCCGCATATGTTAGCCGCATGACACCGCGAAAGATGAAACCGAGTCTGAGGCGCGCTCCGCTGGCGATCTCGCTGACCGCCGACGAGCGCAAAAACATGCAGGCCGCTGCCGACAGGGAAGGTTTGCCGTTGGCCGTCTGGATTCGCAAGACGGCTATCTCGGCCATCCCCAAGTAGAAGCGTCCAACGAAGAAGGAGCCCACCATGGCAACGTCCAAGAAGAAGCCCGAGACGAAGGTCGAAGTGCAGCTCGCCGATGACGCCACAGCGCCAGCCGAGCCGAAGGAGATCACGGTCGAGTCGTTCAACAAGGCGCGGACGGTGATCAACGTCGCGCTCAAGCCGATCACGCGCCGCACCATCGAGATCACTGTCGGTGGTGACTCGTTGATCGTCCACGCATGGGGGCCGAAGGCAATCAAGGAGATGCTGCTGCAACAGCAGATGACGACGGAGGAGAAGCGCCTGGCCAAGAAGCACCGCGAGAAGAAAGACCCCAAGGCAGACTTTGAGGACGCGAAGTGCATGTTCAAGGGCAAGCCTGCCTTCCCGACGTTGGCCTTCAAGTTGGCCATGGTGAACGCCGGTGCACTGCTGGGAATCCCGAAGCCCGCGATCCGCGCTGCGGTGTTCGTCAAGAGTGCCATCTCGACGGAGTTCGTCGAGATCAAGAGCGACAAGTGCGTGATGCGTGAGGACCCCGTGCGCGTCGGCCCCTACAACAATCGAGTGGCAGATCTGCGCTACCGCCCCGAGTATCCCAACTGGCGCGTGACGTTGCAGATCATCTACCGCGATGACCTCCTGACGGCTGAGCAAGTCGTGGCGCTCGCGCAGAACGCCGGCTTCTCGGTCGGCGTCGGCGAGTGGCGCGTCGAGAAGAACGGCCAGCACGGCACTTTCGAGGTGATCAATGGCTGAGTTCAAGCCCCGTGGGCGCTGGAACCGCCAGACGATGCGGATCGTGCTGGAGCGGTTCAAGGCGCTGCGCCACAGCCGCGGCCGGCTCACGGCCGAGATCATCCTGGACGATGCGAGGCACAACAGCAGCCCGCTGCACGGCTTCTTCGAGTGGGATGACACGGCGGCGGCCGAGAAGTGGCGGCTTCACCAGGCCCGCGACATGATGTGCGCCGTGCATGTCAACGTCGGCACGGAGGCTGAACCGCAGTACGCCCGCGCCATGATGTCGGTGGTGACGGGTGATGATGAGGACGCGGAGCGAGGCTATCACCCGCTGACCGAGATCCGGCGCACGCCCGAGTTGAACGAGCAGATCCTTGCCCGTGCGCAGTCGGACCTGGAGGCGTGGTTGGCCCGCTACGAGGTCTACGAGGAATTTCTGACGGCGTGTGAGTTGGCGCGCGGGGCGCTGGCCCATCTCACGGGCCTGTTGGAAGTGCGCGAGGCGGCGGCGCACGGTTGAAGTCGCCGAGGCATGGCAGTCAAGGCGCGGCGGGGTCTGGCAAGGACGGGCGCGGCCGGGCATGGCAGTCAAGGCGCGGCGGGGTCTGGCAAGGAATGGTGGGGCCGGGCAGTCTAGGCAAGGCGTGGAGAGGCCGGGTCTTGGTCGGGTCGGGTTCGGCAGTCGTGGCGAGGTGGGGAAAGGAATGGTGCGGCCGGGATGGGCGAGGCGTGGCAGTCTAGGTGGGCGGGGCAGGGCTCGGGTACGGTCGGGAATGGAAGGGTTGGGCAGTCTAGGTTCGGCCAGTCTATGCGTGGTGAGGCCGGGCGCGGTCTGGCAGTCTGGGCTCGGCCTGGCGAGGTCGGGCGTTGTGGGTCTGGCAGTCAAGGCTAGCCGGGGACTGGCGATGCAAGGTTGGGCAGGAGAAGAAGCACCGCCCCGCCGGAGGTGACACTTCGGCGGGGCACCATGCGGGGATCGTGTTACGCTCCCGTCTGCCAGAACACCGGCAGGAGGCCCCGGGCGTGTGGTGGCGCGCGGGGCCTTCGTTTTACCGCTTGACACCCGGGCCGCATTAGGGCCATATTCGCCCCATGGCCATCCTACTCGACTCGGTGATCAAGGTGCGGATTCCGGCCCCGTTCGTGCTCCGCGTCAAAGCCGCGGCACGCCGCGCGGGCCAGCCGGTGTCCGCTTGGATTCGTGCGCTTATCGTCGCTGCGCTGCAGCGGAAGGGGGAGTGATGAAACGTCGCCGCTCGCTGACGGTGCTTCTCATCAATCAGTGCGACCCGGCCATCAATGGGATCTATGAGTTGGTCCCATTGCCGGGGAAGAAAACGACGCGCAATAGCCGTCCTGCCGATCTCGTCATCGACGTTGAACTGAGCGAGGTGGTTGCCGGTTTGGTCGCTCAAGTCGCCAAGGAAGGAAGATAGGACCATGCCCGCGCTGACGCTCGACAAACTGGAAGCCCTCGACAAGCGGCTGCCGCCGGCGCCGTGGCTCCATGCCACCAGCGAAGAAAAGATCATCCTGCGCGTTGGAGAGTCCACCCCTTGGATTGACTATCTCGCCGTCTCGATCTCCGACATCTCGATGTTGCGCGGCATCCTGCCGGCGTATATCGAGATGCGACGAGACGAGAATCGGTGGCTGGAGTTCGTCGAGCCGGGCAAGGTCAGCCGCGTGGACGTTTCCGTGAACCTGGCAGCAGGGGAGAACCCGGCAGACGTTGAAGCGGCCATCAGCAAAAACTTTGCCGCCTACCGATGCGGCGAGCCGCTACCGATCGGCGAGAAGGTCGGCGTCGTGGACTTCAACGCAGCGCCCGCCGACAAGCCCTACAACATCGCCGACCTACAGGCCCGGCAGGAGAACCTGCTCGCCGACATGCGCGCGGCCGAGACTGCCATTGAAGCCGAGATCGCGGCCAAGCGCGAGACGCTGACCGGGCTGACACTGCTCGAGATGTCCGTTGAACAGCGCGGCGGCGAACTCCAGCGCCGCGCTCGCTGGCATGAAGCCACGGAGTCGCAGCGGCACGATGCGCAGTTGGAGTGGCAGATCATCAAGCGCGTCCTGGAAGCGGCCCCGCGCAAGCCGGCAGAGGCCACGCCGGAACGGCTCACGAACCTCTACAGCGCCATGCGTGCGTTGGAGGGACACCGGGGGGAGGCCGCCGCGCGTCGCGCAGCGGAGAGGAGTGCGGACTGCGACTAGGCGACGATCCCGAGAGCCCCGGGAGTCCGGCTCACGAGATCCTTGAACATGATCCCGTAGCTGGACAGCCCCAGCGTCCCGAACGAGATCAACGATGCGTAAGACCTGGACAGCGGGCCAACCCCCTCGGCCGTCACAGGACCCGCTCCCTCAAGCCGCGCCACCGTCGCCGCGTGCGCGGCCAGGTACGCCACCGCCGCGTCGTAGTCGTCCCCGAACTCCGCCGCGTCGCAGTGCCCGACCGCCAGATCCAGCAGCGCGACCTGCGAGGCAGCCGCCGCCGTCGACAGTTCCGGCGCCACGGCCACGACGGTAAGCGCCGACACAGGGCCAGAATAGTCCCACGTCACGCCGCCGTCCGTGATGGCCGTTCCGGTGCCGCTCGGCCCCGTGGCCGGGCTGGCCGCGCTCGTTCCGGCCGCCGATGCCCGGTAGACGTTCGCCCCGTTCACGACCCGCTGCCCGACCGCGTAGGCCGTCACCCGGGCCCATGCAGTTCCCGCCCAGGTGATCACGAGAGTTGCCCCCGGGTCGTGCCGGACTTCTCCAGCCGCTCCAGCCTGACGCGCAGTTCCTTCGCCACCACTTCCCGCTTCTCGTCGCGCAGCAGGTCGCGCAGCATCTTGAGCACGTGGATCTCCTGGATCATGTCGAGTGCCTGATCGATGCCCAGGTCGCGCAGCGGCGCCGCCGTCGGCACAACCGGCCCCTCGACGATCATCTTCTCGCCCACGCGCTCCGTCTTGGCCTCGGGCGCCGCCGTGGCCGTGATGCGCGTGCCGAGCATGACCACGACCTGCTCGTTCTTCTTCGCCTCGGCCCACAGCGCCGGATCCTGCAGCGACCAACCCGGGACGAGCTGCAGGCACTTTCCCGGCCGCTGGGTGCCGCTGATCTTCTCGCGCATCCCGGCGAGCTGGATCCCGTGAGCCCCGCTCATGTTGTTCAGGATGAAGATGCTCCGCGGCTCGCCGGTGGTGGCAGCCGTCTCGGTCGGAGTCGTGTCAGGTCGTGGCATGGTGGTGGCCTCCTTGTGAGGCCCAAGGTAACACCGCCGCGGGGGGTTGGAAAGGGGGGCTACTGCGGGACGCTAGATGCCGACTGCTTGGTCAACCCTCAAATTCCGATTCCCCTAACGATCGAGAGGGGATAGGGTGCCACGACGCCCGCGGTCTTGGCGATGAGCGGCACGGTGATCACGAGGCCCTCCTGCTGCTGGGGCAGGGCGGTGGCCTCCATGCTGATCATGTGGCGGATCATGCGGGGGTCGCGCTTGAACGCGATCATCATGTCCGCGGCGCCAGCGCCAGCGCCGGCCAGGTACGGCCAGCTCTGCACGTCGATCGGGTTCCCGCTCTCGCGGTGGGTCCGCATGAAGTAGCTCAGGATCGTGTCGCTGCGGCCGTCACCCATCGAGCGGGTGAGCTGCCCCTCGTACTGCAGGGTCGGGACCAGGATGGTGTCCGGCCGGTGAACCTCGTACGTCGAGTTCACCTGGTAGGCGACGATCCCGTTCAGGTCGGCCAGCACTTCGTCGGGCGTCTTGCGCGCCCAGTCGGTGTGCCCCGAGTCTCCGGCGGCCGGGGTGTAGGAGAGGGCGCTGGTCAGGTTGATCAGGCCCAGCAAACCCACGTCCTCCTCGTTCTCCAGCGCGAAGGTGCCGGCCGAGGCCGAGCCCCACGCCGCGATGAGGTCGAGCTTCTTCTCGATGGCCTCGCGCGCTGCGATGCTCAGCTCGAGGTCGAGGTTGATGCTCTGGCCGTTCTGGAGCGCGAAGCCGATGGCGAGGAGGTCCAGGTAGCTGTACTGGTAGGCAGCGGCCACGCAGTAGAACTGATGGATGTCCTCCTGGACAAACACGCCCACGGTCGGCAGGTCCAGGCCCGACTCGGTGATCAGGCGCGCGACTCCCGTGCGGGTGTAGCGCCGGTAGCCGGTGAACTTCGCGCCGGCGTGGCTGGTGTTGTCCGTCGGGATGAACTTGCGGCTCTTGAGCGGCGGGATCAGCGTGTTGTAGGGCTGCGCCTCGATCTCGAGCAGCGCGCGCTCGACGAACACCGTCTCGGCCGCGTCGTACCGCGGGTTGAAGCCGGTCTCCGCCCGCCACTGGGGCGGGAGGTAGCGCTCGGCGAAATGGTTGGTGCTGTCTGCGCGAAACACCGTTCGGCCCATGTGATCTCCTCTCTAATCCTTGTGCATCGTCGGGCCGTGTTTCACGGCACGTTGACGGTTATCTGGCTACCAATCAGACCTGATTCGTGAAGTCGACTTCCAGCTCGGCCATCTTCAGGCCGTCGGCGCTGTAGCGCAGGCCCGAGACGAACACCGCCGCCTTGCGGATGTCGATGCTGTAGGACGAGTCACTCGCGTTCGAGAAGTAGCCGACCTTGGTGTTGCCGCCGTTGCTCGCGCAGCGGCAGTACGCGCGATCCACGTTCGCCGCGATGCTCGTCACGCCCGCGTCCACCGCGACCCACACGCGGCCCTTGCGGACCAGCCCGAACCCGGCCGCGGGCTTGAGGCCTGGCGGGGTAGCCGTCTGGTCCACATCGCCCGTGGCGCCCGGGGTGTGGTTGTTGCCCCACTTCACGACGCCCTGGACGGTCTCGCTGTTGGCCGTCAGGATCTTGCACTCGTGGTCGTTCGTCCCGTTCTTGACGCCCGTGCCGAACGCGAGGCAGGTCACCGTCTCCGCGTTGAAGCGCGAAACGATGTCCATCCCCTCCATGGCCTGGGACACCTGGCCGGCAACCGCCTGAGGCTGGCCCGCTGCGTTCACTGCCGTCTGACCGCTCATCTTGGACTCCTTGAATGCAAAAAGCCCGGCAGAGGATGTCATCCTCGTGCCGGGCTCGGTTATTCCGACGACCCTGTGTGATGGGTCTAGAGTTCTTCGATCTTCCTCGTCTGCTCGACCTTGACCTCGCCCATCTTGCCGTTCTGGAAACAGATCGTCACGCGGCCGAAGAACCGCTGAGCGACGAGCCCCTCCAGAAACTTGATGAGCCTGGCCACCATCTGCCTACTTCTTTGCCTCCACCGGCGCCGGCTTCCAGGCGTCGGAGCGCGACTTGGCGAAGGCCACCCTGGACTGCTCGAGCGCGGCGCGGGTGCCGCGGGGGGCCGCCTGCGTGGCCGGGGTCGGCTTCATGCCGGCGCGGGCGGCGTCGATGGCCGACAGCGCGGGCGCGGCCGGGGCCGGCGACTCGACCGCGGCGTCGAAGCGCGCGCGGATGTAGTCGGCGCTGCGGCCGTCGAGCTTCAGGTCCGGGAACCGCTTGGCGATGGTCATGGCCACCACCTCGGCGTCGGTCTTGCTGTCGAGATTCTCGTCGGCGCCGAGCACCTTGCGGGCCAGCGAGACGAGCGCGTCGCGGGCGGCCGAGCGCCGCTTGGCCATGCGATCGTAGCTGTCCAGCCGCGCCTGACGCAGCGCGGGCACGCGGGCCGCCTCGTCCTTGCGCGCCTGCTCGCGGGTCACCTTGCGGGCCGCCTGGTCCTTGTGCGCCTTGCCGGCCTCTTCCTCGGTGGCCTGCGCCACTTCGATCTCCGTCACGGCGTCCTCGACCGGTTCGTCGGCGTCCGGGGCTTCCTCGACCGGGGCCGGGGCGCCCTTGATGGCGTCGTGCATGCGCACGGAGCCCTTGCCGTGGCAGTACTCGCAGGGCTTCTCGGCGCCGGCGTCGCCAGCGATCTTGCCTGACCCGCCGCACTCGTCGCAGCCCATCATGCGGGCCTTCATGGCGTCGGCGCGGGCGGTGACCGAGGCGCGGAGCTTCGCGGTGGCGCCCTTGACGCGGGCGATGGTCGCCAGCGCGGCGTCGAGCTTGACCTGCTGCTCGTCGACCATGGACTGCACGGTCGCGGCGGTGCCGTCGAGAACTTCGATCTCGCGTCCGGCAATCTTGATCTTCACGGGCATCGGATTCTCCTTGGTTGCCTGAAAGGCTATCACGGATTGCATGGTTTCTGCACCACCGTCCAACCGGAGCGCGGCGGTCGGACCAGCGCGGGCCACGTCCACGAGCGCCACGTGGTTGCCGCGGATGTTCCGCTGGATGAAGTCGTACGGCCCCCACTTGGCGATCAGGTCCGGCGCCTGCGTCGGGTCCAGGTCGCACTGATAACCGTTCGAGAGTTGCTGGCGCCCGCGCTCGATGGCGTCGATCGCCACCTTGTCTGTCACCATGAGCGGCGCGATCACGTGCTCCTCGTCGTGCGTCAAATGCTCGCCGAGCGAGCCGACCTGGTACGCCTTGGAGTTCGTCGCATCGAGCAGCACGGGCGGGTGACCGTTGGTCAAGGGGACCATGGCGAAGGAGTGCAGGCTGGCCGCGTCGAACACGTCCTCGGGAAGCCTGAGTTCGGTGTGCTGCTTGCCGTCCACGTCGACGTAGACCTGCGGGCCGATGCGGGCGATCCTGCCCTGGGCGCGGAGGAAGCCGTTGGCCAGCCTCTCGGGCGGTGCGAGCGTGGCCAGGTCGTAGTGCATGACGGCGCGGCGCATGATGGGCGCGGCGTCAACGTGCGGCGCCTCGTCCTCGGTCGGCGTGGCCACTGGCGCGGGCGGTGATGGCTGCACTGCGTCCGGCGGCACTGGCGCGGGCGGAATCGGCTTGTCGGCTGGCTTGGCCATGGGCTACGAGTTGGCGAAGATCAGGACCGTCTCGCGCGCCGTCGCGTGCGAGTTGAAGGCCGCGAAGACGGGCGCGCAGCCCGGGGGGCCCGAGGGGAAGTCGGCGGTGCCGGCGGAGAACAGCGCCTTGCCCGTTGCCGCCGCGGTGGCGAACGTCGAGGGGCTCACGGTGTCGCAGGAGAGTTCCGCCACGAGGTCATCGCCCGTGGTCTGCGCCTGGAACGCCCGCGTGGTGGGGCGCAGGACGAACGCATCATCGGCGCCGCCGGCGAGCGGGGTGGCCGCGATGTCGTGGCCAGGGGCGGTCAGGACGTTCGCGCCCGTGCCGGCGATCTCGACGCGGAGCACCTTGTTGGCGCCGGTGAGCGCGGCGATGGCCGCGTTGACCAGCGTCACGGTCGACACTCCCGACTGGTACAGGACCGAGATCGTCTTGGCCGTGGGGTTGACCGTGATGCGGACGCCCGTGCCCGAGTCGCCCGTGAGGGCGAAGGTCCACAGGTTGCCGGCCGCTCCGTCCGCCGCGCTTGCCGGGTAGGCCGCCACGGTGGCGTTGTAGTTGCCGGTGCCGGCCAGGTACGCCGCGGTGTTGTTCGTGTTGTTGCGCGACGTGCCCGGGGGGACAACCACCTTGCCCAAGAAGTTCAGCATGGGGAAAGCCTGCGCGCGAAACGGGCACGCTGTCAAGCGGTTGACACTACCAGAGCACTGCCGCGGTGCGCATGAGCGGCGCAAGCCAGCAGCGGTGGGTGGCGATGAGTACCCCGTTGAACAGCAGGGACGGGTGGCCACGCTTGATCGTGATCTGGAAATGGCCGCGCTCCGTCGTCACCTCGCACACCACCGGCGGGGAACCCTTCGTCCAGCGGGCAGCGTCCGCGGCGAGTAGCACGTGCTCGGGACGCGGGTTCGTCACTCGGCCTCGTCGGGGGTGCCGAGAAGATCGTCGAGGATTCCCTCGCAAAAACAGCGGCAGCAAATTCCTTCCCCTGCATTGCCCGTGTCGTCTGGGCCTGTGCCGCCGCCCATCGGTGGATCAGCCCATGAACACCGCTGCCCATCGAGCGCCTGGTGGTTGTCGCGGACCCTGTTATCGTTGCTGCACCGCCAGTAGTATTCGGTGACACCCAGCGACTCCAGGCGATCCTGATTCACGGCGGCATTGAGCTTTGACACTTGGTCCCGAGCGATCCGCATGGCGTCCCGCTCGCTCATGTCGTAGTCGTCTTGCAGGTCCTCGGCGAGCGTCGAGGGGTGCATGCCCGAGGCGTAGGCGTCCTCGACGTCGACGGCCACGCGCTCTAGGTATCTCTCGGGAACGGTCACGATCAGCGCCACGTTCTCCGCGACGAACCCGGGCACGCGGTCGCGCGTCGGCTGCTCGATGGCCTCGTACTGGACGCCGAACGCAGCGCGGACCTGCGCGTCGAGTTGCCCCTTCTGCCAGTCCGCGGTGCGCTTGCCGAACTGCGCGGCCACGTCTGCGATCGCGCTGGTCTTGAGCGTCGCGGCGAACTTCTCGGCCACGCGCCGGATTTCGTGCGCCGCCTGCCGGCCGCCCATGCCCCCGCCTCCGGCGTCGGCGTGTCCCTCGGCTTGCTGCGACGCAGCATCGAGGATGCCGCAGACGAACGCCCGGTGGACGCGCGCTGCGGATGGCACGTCCCAGAGGTCCACCTCGAGCGCGACGCTGATCGGGATGCCCGCGTGGTCGGCCCATGCCGTGATGGAGCCGTCCTCGAGCAGGCAGCATCCGTCAGGGCCGGTGCGTAGCGCGACCTTGGACCAAGAGGCGTTGGCGAGCTTGCGAGAGGCGTAGGGGAGAGCAGCACGGGCAAGCGCGCGCGCGGCCACGTCTCGGCATGTCTTGGTCACGTAAGCGAAGGCGTAGCCGGGGCGAAGGCAGGCGTCTTGGTGCAGGTCTACCAGCGCGGCCACGGGATGCGTCGAGGCCCACGGCACGAGGTCGTCGTACAGCGCCCGCGTCTCGGGAGCCTGCGCCGGACGGCGGGTGGCCGTTGCCACCTGCCCCGGTTGGAGCTCGCCGACCCACGCACCGCCGACCATGTAGTCGAGGAAGGCGTTGGCTCGCGTGTCGCCCTTGCGGTCCCGCCTGGTGCCCGAGTTGAAGCCTTCGGGGTTGACGCACGGATAGACGCGCAGCCCGAGACCCCGCGAACGCGCGCGCGCCGCGAGCGCCGGCAGGAACCTGGCCACCATGCGCGGGCCGGCCTGCTCCTCGCCATGCTGCCCCGTGACGATGACCACCGCGCGCGGCCCCTCTACCTCGACGCAGACCAGCGGCCCGGCAGCCGTGGTGCCGTAGGTCCGCACCGCGGCGCCGCACTTCTCGGCCTGGACCATGATCTCGGCGAGAAGCGCGCCGTAGGTGCCCACCTCGGCCGGCGGCGGCTCGGCTGCGTCTTGCTCTGGCCGGTGCGCGCGCAACTCGGCCAGGATCTCCTCGATGACCGGGGCCACCATATCGCGCGCCCGGCGGCAGATCGGCAGGATCGCGCGCCAGTATTCCCGGCGCAGTTGGTCGGGCTGTTGCTGCCGTGGCAGACGCCCGCGCTTGCGCCGGGGAGCCAGGGCGCGCCACTGGCGGATGAGGGCGCGCGTGCGGCGGATGTTCGTCGCGCGGAGCGGCATGGGCTACTTCTCCTTGGGAGGCTCTGCCACTGTGGACGGCGTGCCCTGCGGGTCGCCCGAGATCGGGTCAACGGGCATGGCGTGCATCGCCGGGATCGTCGTCACGCTGCCAGTCCCGTCTGGCGCCTTGGCCGCAGGCGTGGGAGTCGGCTGTACCTGTTCGGGCGGGGGCGCCGCCTTGCGCTCCTCCTCTTCCTTCGCCGCGAGCGCGTTGCGCCCTTCGATGTCGAGCACGATCTCGGTCCCGAACTCGGCGCCGCCGTACCGCGAAGCCGCCGCCTCCTCGGGCGAGTAGATCCCCGCCGTGATGTTCGAGGCGTCGATCTTCGCGTAGGTCTCCCGAAGCGTGGCCGTCTCGCTGGCCGTGAGTTGCCAGAGTTCACGCGGCACGATGGACCAGCGCTCGGGCAGCACGCCGCGCGTGGGCGAGTCCTTGGCCAGCCAGGCTAGCCGGTAGATCTTCAACACCCTCGGGATGAGCCGGCGGGCGATGTAAGACTTGATCTTGTCGTAGAAGAATCGGACGTCGGTGTTGCCCGTGTTCCCCAGGCCTCCCTGCACCTGCCCGACGAGGAGAGAGACGGGCATGTCGACGGCGCCGGCCAGGCGCAGAAGGAACTGCCCCATGAGTTCCGGCGCGCCGGCGAGCGAAGCCGTCACGCGCCCAAATTCTTCCTCGGAGTCGAGGAGCGCGATCCTGGCGATGCTCTTGGAGATGGCGATCTGCCGCGCGCGCTCCAGCACGACGCCCTTCTTCTTCGGGTCGGCCAGCGTGACGGCGAGGTTCTTGATCTTCAGCGTCGCCACGCTGAGTTCTTGCAGCAGGATGGCGAGCCCCGACCACGACTGATCGAACTGCGAGAGCACCTGATCGGCCCTGGTGAACACGCTATCGCCCCATCCGCGCATCTCGACCCGGGTCCGGCGCGTCGGCGCGTCGCCCGGGAACAAGAGCAGCCGCGACTCGTGGACGTACCAGACGTAGGGGCCGCCTGGTCCGGTGGGCAGGATCGTCGGCGTCGGATGCGTCTCGCCCGGTGCCGGCGGGCGCGAGATCGGCACTCCCAAGTTGCGGAGTTGGTAGACCTCGGGCTGGCCGTACAGCGGCTTGCGCGGGTCAGCGTACCAGCGCCACGCGACCACCTCACCGTCGTAGCCGCCGAAGTACGGCGTGAGATGCTGGATGCTCTTGACGTTCTTCTCGTCGAGCGGCTGCGTCAGGTCCGTTGCCCCATCGTCGGCACCGATCATGATCGCCCCGCCGCCAAAGGCCCGCTCGTACCGCAGCGCCTGGTTGACGGCGCCCAGCAGGTCGAGCTTGTCCATGCGGTCGGTCATGGCCTCGGACAGTTCGATGCCCTCGTCGGACAGGTGAGGCAGCGGCCCGGGAGGCGGGGGCGCCGGCGGCGGGCCGGCCATCATCGGCGCCCCGGGAGCGCCGAACGCATCCCACCGCGCCGCGTTCCTGAGCGCGTCCATCCGCCGGCCGCGGTCCATCGTCGCCTTGGCCATCTGCCGCCATCCGGCCGCCGCGCGTCGCGGGGCCTTCATGCTCGCGTCGAGCTGCTGGCGCGGTTCCAGCGCGTCCGCCTCGGCTTCGTCCGTCGGCTGCACCTGGAGGTCCCAGCCTTCGCGCGTCATCTCGTCGGGGATGACCGACACGATCCGGTTGCCTAGGTCGGAGCCCCGGATCCGCATCTCGGCCTCGATGCCCGAGAAGCGGTGGACGGCGAACGAGACGCCCGTGGGCCCGGTGCCCAGCGTCTTGTCATAGCCGAGCACGCCGAGGCCGCTGACCTCGTTGACGTAGCCGTCGAGTTCCACGCCTTGCGCCCACGCCGCGTCCATGTGCGGCACCTCGACGCCCGCCGACTGGTCCGCCCGTGTCTGCTGCACCTGCGCCACGTCGGCCTTGATCTGCGCGATCAGCCCCGGCGAGAAGCCGTCGTCCGTCCGCGGAACGTAGCCGTCGATAGGGTCGGGCGCAGCCTCGCGCCCGGTTGCGATGGGACGGCCGCTTGAGTCAACGAGCATGGACGCCTCCGATGTGCGGACAGTCTATCACGCTAGCCAGTTACCCGCGCCCATGCGTCTAGCACCCCAAGCGGGTGGCGCAGTTCAAGCAGGCCCTGGCTCCAGGCGTCGACTTGATCGTCGTGTCTGCCCTTGGGGAACGCCGAAAACTCCTCGATGAACTCGCCCAGCCACGGCGCGCCGTCTGGCAGGTAGCACTGCCCAGCTTCCACCTGCGCTTGCACCGCCCACGCCCGCGACTCCTTGCCGCCCTCTGGCTTCACGGCGACGATACCCACGATTTCCCGTTGCAGCGACTCGATGATGGCCGATCCGTTAGCCGCGTCCTCGACGAGCACCTTGGACACCGCCGGCCACGCGGCAACGAGATCGCGCAGGATGGACACCGACCGAGCGAAGCCGAACGGCCCCCACCGGCGGTCCAGGATGAAACGGTCGGCGCCTGACGAACCGATGACCAGCATCGCCACCGGGTCGGCGGTGGCCTTCGCCTTGAAGTTCGCGTCAACGGAGATGATCACGCTGTCCAACTCGGGGAGCGGGCGAGCTGGCCCATCGTAGCAGCCGGCGGGGCGAGGAGAGACGCTAGCAGCCGTCCCGTCGGGCTTCCAGAAGCGCCAGTCCTCCGCGCGGAACATGCCCCCGCCGGCCGGGGAGGGCCGCTGTTGATGCTGCCCGGCGAAGCCGTAGGCCCCGAGGGCGTTGGGCCGCTTCGCATCGTCGAGCACCGACTGAGGGAACTTCTCGGGGAACAACAACTCCCCGGGCACCGTGCGCGGGTCGCGCCAGAACTCTTCCCGCTCGACGTGCGCCGGCGTTCCGTTGGCGGGCACCTTGACGCTGCGATAGGTGACGCACCGTCGGTCAGACTCGAACTCCGACGGCAAGCAAAGATGCTCCCAGTCCCCGCCGGCCAGAACGAACGCAGACGGGTCTTCCTCGTGGAGCCGCTGCATGATCATCACCATGCCGCTCGTCGCCTGGTCGTTGAACCGCGTCACGAGAGTCTGGCCGATCCACCCTATTGCCGTCTCGCGCGCCGCCTTGCTGTGAGCATCGACGGCAGACAATGGGTCATCGATCACGATGCGGTCGGCGCGCTTTCCAGTCCCCCCCACGCCCGTTGAAATCCGATGCCCCTCGACGGTGTTGGACCAGAAACTCTTGGTGTTCTGATCCGGCTTCAGCCGCCAGTCGCCGTGCATGAACAGCCGCGTGTACCACTCCGACTCCACCAACTGGCGACAGTAAACCGAGTCGCGTTCGGCGAGATCGTAGGCGTACGAGGCGCAGAGAAATTGCCGCGTCGGCGTGCGCGTCCACGACCACGCAGGATAGAGCACCGACACGAGTTTCGACTTCCCCATACCCGGTGCGATGTTGATCAACAACTTGCGGATCTGGCCTTCCTCGACGGCTTGGATGTGAGAGCACAGCGCGTCGAGGTGCCAGCCCCAGATGAGCGGCTCCGTCGTGCCGGCCAGCGGCCATGCCCTCCTGACGAACGCTGCGAAGGAGCGCCTGCACTCCTCTGCGTGCCCCTCGTCCACGTCGAGCGGCGGCAGGTCAGCGGGCAGCGCCACGGGCGGTCTTCTCCGCGAGAGCGACGTAGACGGCCAACTCCTCGGACGTGAGACGCGAGAGGTCCGGCCGCGGCGGGATCAGCGGCGCACCGTCGGCGCCCGTGAGTGGCTGCGTCGGCGCACCATAGGCGCGGTTGAGCAGGGCGACGGCGGCTGTGACGGCAACCTTTCCGCAGTCCTCGCGCATGGCCGTGACGAGACGCTGCACAGCCTCTGGGCACGCGGCGCGCGCCATTTCGAGCACGTCCCGTGGGATCGGCTTCCGGCCTCCCGGGTTTCCGCTCTGGCCCTTCTTCCACGCTGAACTCGGTGCCGGTTTTTTCGGCTTCGTCTGCATCGTGTCTGTTCTCAGAATACCACGATTTCCCGTCTATGACGCCACGCCGATGTCTTCATCCCGGTCCGCCACGGTGCGGGTCAGGGGTAGCACTACCAGCGTGGTCAGCCCGCGCACGGCCGGATGGTCGATCGGCAGCACGGGGAAGGGCAGCCGCATTTCCGCGCCAGGAGGCCCCAGGCTGCGCGAGAGGACCCGGGGTGCCTTGGGTTGCCCGTGTGGTGCCTGCGAGGCCCTGGCGGCCCTGGTAGCGGGCCAGCCATGCAGCGTGGCCTCTGCCTTGGCGAGTTGGTGGGCCAGGCGTTTGACCCGATCCTCTCCGGGGTGCGGGTTGAGCGGGCGGGTTTGGGATGCGAGGCGGCGGAACTCGGCGGACTCGTCGGGGGTTGCGGGTCGGGCGTCGCAGAGGGTTTGGGGGTCTGGGTAGCGGCGCTCGCAGTTGCGGGAGCCGTGGGGCTTCTGCGGCTCGCAGTCGCTCGGGAGGGGGACGGAGGGGGGCGTGCGGCGGGCGGTCATGGTGCACCTCCAAGCGGCAACGAGGCCTGCTTCCCGTGATGACCTGAACACGACGGACAGAGGGCCGCGCTCATGTCCGACGAATCGACGGTCCATCTCTGCCCACGGGCGGCCATGCGGAGCATGAGCAACCCCCACTCCGATGCGTCGCACGTCGACGGCCCTTGAACGCGGCAGGCCGCACAGGTGATCGCTACCGTCTCAGTCGCCATAGCGCGGCGTCTCCTCTCGTCGAGAAAGATCCTCAAACCGGCAGAACTCCTCTTGCCACGCGACTTCAACCGCGCCCGTGGCGCCTGACCTGTGCTTGGCGATGATGACCTCTGCCACGCCGCGCTTGTCCGACTGGCGGTTGTAGAACTCGTCCCGGTACAGGAATGCCACCACGTCGGCATCCTGCTCGATGGCGCCTGACTCGCGCAAGTCGGAGAGCATAGGCCGATGGTTCGTGCGCTTGTCTGGCTCGCGGTTGAGTTGGGCCAGCGCCACGACTGGGCAGCGAAGTTCCTTGGCTAGTTCCTTGAGCGCGCGGCTGATCTCGGCGATCTCCTGTTCGCGGTTCGCCTCACGGTTGGCTCGCTCACCGTGGATGAGTTGGATGTAGTCGACCAGGATCAAGGCCATCCCGTCGCCTGCACCTTCTCGTGCCCGCCAGCGCCGGACCTTGGACCGGATCTTGACCATGCTCTGCCCCGGTTCGTCGTCAATCCAGATCGGCGACGTGGCGATCTCCGTCGACGCTCGGGTGAGCCGCATCCAGTCGCCCGGGGTCAACTTGCCCGACTTCATGGATTCGCCCTTGACCCTCCCGTGGGCAGCGGCCAGACGCTCGATCAACTCGCCTCCCTCCTCGGCGTTGACACCCTCCATTTCGAGGGACACGAAGAGGACCGGGATCTTGCACTCGACGGCGGCATGGAGCGCGAGTTGCGCGGCAAGGGCCGACTTGCCCATGCCGGGGCGGCCGGCCACGACGGTCAGCGTCGACCCGCGGAGTCCGTGTAGCAGCGCGTCCAGGTCGACGAGGCCCGTGGGCACGCCGATCACCCCGCCCGGAGCGTCTCGCCTGCGTTCCAAGGCCCCGGACAAGGCCTTGAAGCCACCCCGGACGTGCAGCGGCCCGCGGTCGTGCTTCCTGACCAGGGCGGCCAGCATCCCTACCTCGGCCGCCTCGACGAACTCGGCATCGTCCGTGGTGGGCTCAAAGCCTTGCTGCGCAACTTCCCGAGCTGCTTCCATGACCCGGCGACGCAAGGCCTTGCTGGCGATGATCTTCGCGTGATAGCCGACGTTTTCGACGGTGACAACGGCGGTCATCAGCTCGGAGAAGTAGGCCTCGCCGCCCATGGCTGCCAGAGCGTGCGCCGTCCCGTCCGCGCGCATCTTCTCGCCCACGCTGATCGGCGTGACGGGCAGGGACGCAGCCGAAAGGGACAGCGACGCGGCGTAGATCGCCGAGTGTCCCGGGTGGAAGAAGTCGGGCGCGGACAGCACGGGCGCAACCTCGTCGATCGCCTGCCCGGACAGGAACAGCGAGCCTAGCACCGTGCGCTCGGCTTCGATGGAGTGCGGCAGGATCGCGGTGGTCACGACGAAGCCTCGCCGCCGCTGATCTTCTTGACCTTGGCCATCTCAGCCTCGTACTCGGCGCGGGCCGCTTCCGCCCTGCGCCTGGTTTCCGCGGCGTCCGGGACTCCGCTGGTTGGTTCTGGCGGCCGGCCGTTGCCGTTGGACGGCTTGACCGGAATGGGTTTGCCGTTCCAGGCCTGGGACTGCGCGATCCACGCGGTCAGGCAGTGAAGAGAACGCCCGTCCATGGTGCCCTTGAAGCCGTCCCCGCCGGCTGCCAGCCATTCGCCCACCCGCTTGAAGATCGCGCCGTCTGGGTTGGCGCGTCGGGCTGCATCAAGGGCCAGCGTTCCCTTCACCGTCCGGCCGGGAGACAGGTAGCGGCCTCGGCTGGCAGCTGCGATGGCTTCCTCGGCTTGTTCGCGGGTCACGCATCCCTCTGGCATGGGGTTGTCCGTCTTGCGCTTGCGCGGCTTGCGGGGAGGCTTGAGCGGGTGGGCCGATGGCGGTTGGCCGAAGAGATCCAGGGCGGCTTCTGCTGCGGTGACATGCGCAAGATCTTCTTTCTGAAGAAGATCAGAGGGTGCGGGAGCGGGAGTAGTGCCGTTTGTAGCCGTTTGTATAGAAGTAGGCGTAACCATTGAATAGTGCCCAATACAAGCGGCTTCCTTTTGTATGACAGGTGCAACGTCGACTGCGGCGGACTTAGGCGCCTGCAACTGACTGCCGTTTGTAGCCGCTTGCTTCCGCTTCTCCCACCTGACCCGGACGGCCGCCGCTCGGACCTCAGAGAGCGTGACCCCGCGATCCCGCCGTGCCGCTTCCCGGTCCATCCGCTTGCGGACGTACTCGGGCGCATGGTCGTAGAGGTCATGCACCCGGTAGCGGGCCGCGTCTTCGTCCAGCGGGTCAAGGAAGCCGGCCGACTCCATGGCCGCGCAGAGTAGGCCTCGCTTGCCCTGCCAGCCGGCCAGGGACTCGACATCCTCGGCCGTGCCCACGTAGTCGTTTCCTGTTTCGTAGGCGGACTCCCAGATGGTTTCGAGGCAACCCCGGGCCAGCAACTCGCCCATGCCCGGCAGGACAGGCTCAAGCGCGTGGGCGAGACGCTTGAACTTCCGATGCTTGGTCAGCCCGGGGCGCCCCATCTAGGCCGTCGCTCCATCTTCCAACGCGTCGCCCAGTTCGTCGACATGCACAGCAAAGCGCCTCACGAACTGAGGCTTCGTCCACAGGTAGCCCCAGCCGCCGCATGGAGTCTCGGGGTGGATCTTCCTGACGTTCAGCATCGTGCCGTCGCCGAAGTCCCAGAAGAGAGGAGATGTGAAACGGGCGTGTGTTGGGCGCGGCCACCGCCAGCGGAAACTGCGGTAGGTCGTGGGTTGCTGTCGATAGGGGTCGGTTCGGATAGATGCCAGACGGAGATCAACGTGTTCCCGAAACTCGCCCGCGTCGACAACCCATATCATCCGACGGTAGAACCGTTGCCGCTCGGCGATCTCCTCGGGCGAGATGTGCGAATGCTGCAACTCGATGACAAGCCCATCCCGGGCCACCACGTCTGCCCGGTGCGGTCCCATGACCACCTCGCAGTTCTGGAGGCCAAAGCGGGTTTTCCAGTCGATGTGCCACTGGCTTTCCGGTTCGCTCCAAGGGTCGCAATCGTCGGTGCGGTGTGCCCAGTGCCAGACCTTGATCTCGCCGCACTTCGGGATCAGGTCCGCCTTGCAAGACGGACAGAAGGCCTGCCCGCCTGGGTTCGCCCTGACCCGATCACCGGCCGTTGTCGCCGCGAGTAACACGGTTAGGGTTCCAGCGTGTCGGTGTTGTCGGCGATGATCTCTCGCGTGACCCAGGCCGAACCGCCGAGGTTGTCGAGGATCTCGGCGCGGGCCTTCTCGTCAGGCGTCAACGTGCCGTCTTTCCCGACGGTGCAGACAACCCACGTCCCGGCTTTGATGCGCTCCGCTGAGAGGAGAAGGGACTCGTACACGTCTAGAACTGGACCTGGGATCTTCTCGTACTTGGTCATGGGCTACCTCGCCCCATCCAGACTGCCGCCGGCGGGTGGCTCGCCCGAACGGCGGACAGCGACCGCGCGGGCTTCCGACGGCGACAGACTGCATGGGATGAAGAGGAAACGGGAACTTGCACGGGCTGTCCTTGCTGCCAGCCCGGTTGCCACACCGCGGCCAGCCTTGCCACTCTACACACCGGCCCGCGCCGTGTCCATAAATTTCGCCAGGTAGCACCCTCCGGCCAACTCGCACCCGGCGGCCGCCATGCCAG